GTGTGCGGCTAGCGCAGTTTGTCGGTAGTCACAGGGGAAAAATAGGTGTTTCGGTTTCTTTTTGATGGCAAGTAAACCACAAATAGTTTCAACAGTTGAATTAGCGGAAATTCTCGGAATATCAGACCGAAGAATTCAACAGTTATCTTCCGAAACGGAAAAAGTTTTCGAAAAAATCGGTCGAGGGAAATACGATCTGGTTAAATTAGTCCAATCATTTCTTTCTTATCAAACAGAAATGATGAGAGAAAAAAGCGCTGCAAATTCCCTTGAAGCAGAACAAACCCGCATGACTAAAATTAAAGCCGACAAAGCCGAAATTGAACTTTTAGAAAAAATGGGTAAAATAATTCACATCGAAGCATTAGAAGAGGAGTTAGGTCCTATTTTTTCTACGCTCAAATCTCGCTTAATGTCCATACCGCAAAGATTAGCTCCGCAAATTGATCCGACAAGAATACCGAAATTACAGGCAATCATTGAACAGCCTATACGAGAAGCATTGGAGGAATTGAGTAATGAATGCTCTGGAATATTATCTGTTAAGCAACAGAGAGCCAACGAAAAATCTTCTCGGCGATCTGTTAAAACTGTTAAAGCCTCCTCCGAAACTGACCATTAGCGAATGCGCTGATCAATATAGATACCTTTCTCCGGAGGCTTCAAACGAACAGGGCCGTTGGCATACAGCTCGAGTTGAATATACTCGCGGAATCATGGATGCTATCAGTGATCCTGAAATTGAAATGGTCGTTGTACAGGCCGCTTCACAGATGGCAAAGACTGAGATTATCCTTAATGCAATTCTTTATTTTATGGCTTTTGATCCATGCCCGATGCTATTGATTCAGCCAACAGACGAGATGGCAGAAATATTCACAAAAGATAGATTGAATCCTATGTTGAGAGATTGCCCCATATTATCCGGCAAAGTTTCTGAAGCTAAAAGCCGCGATCCGGGGAACACCTTACATCACAAAAAATTTAAAGGCGGACAACTCGGTATTACAAGTTCAAATGCACCGGCAAAACTCGCATCCCGACCAATTAGAGTATTATTTTGTGATGAGCTTGGACGATGGGCCTCTTCTGCTGGCAGAGAAGGAGATCCTTTTTCATTAGCGTATAAGCGAACGAAGAACTTTCCGAACAGGAAGGTAATAGTGACATCTTCTCCTGGCATTAAGGGAATATGCCGAGTTGAGCGGGCTTTTGAGTCAGGTGATCAGCGGTATTTCAATGTCAAATGTCCTCACTGCGGTCATCAAATGGTTTTAAATTGGGCAAGTGTTGTTTTTGATGCTAAAGAAACGTTCTATCAGTGTGAAAACAAGAAATGTGAAGCACACTTAAATGACTTAGATCTGTACGAAATGACTAAATCCGGCATCTGGATTCCGACAAAAGAAACAAAAAGGATAGCATCCTTTCAGCTTGATGACCTCTATTCACCATGGTTGACACTTCAAACTCGTGTTGATGAATTTCTTGAAGCAAAGAAATCTCCCGAAACATTGAGAGTATGGGTTAATACCAACCGTGGTCAGACATGGGAAGACGATGCAGGCGAAGAAATCCCTGAAGATTCACTTCTTAAACGTCTTGAAGACTATGGATCTGCGCCTGTTCCTGATAATGTTCTTTTCCTTACTGCAGCAGTTGATACGCAGGACGACCGCCTCGAGTGCGGAGTTATAGGTCATGGTCCTGATAAAGAAACATATTGGATTGATTATAGAGTTTTTTACGGAGATCCGGAAAAAACAGCGATATGGAATGATCTTTCTCAATATCTTGATTCGTCTTTTGAATCTGCTGCAGGAGATGTTCATCATATCGCTTGCACTTGCATTGACTCCGGAGGGCATTTTTCTAACGAGGTTTATATTTTCGCAAAAAGGAATCAGTCTCGAAGAATCTTTGCAATCAAAGGTGCAAACACGCCGGGCAAGCCTTTAATCTCTCGTCCTTCAATGAGAAATAAAGGTAAGGTCAAACTTTTCACCGTTGGAACTGATACAGCAAAAGAAATCATTCATGCGCGTTTGAAGAATGAGACTCCGGGACCTTCTTACGTTCATATTCCGAAAAAACCATGCTTTGATGTTGAATTTATTAAGCAATTGACCTCAGAGAAGTGCGTTCTGAGATACAGAAAAGGAGTCCAGTACAGGGAATGGGTTAAGAAATCTTCCGGAATTCGCAACGAAGCACTTGATATTTTCGTTTATAATCTCGCAGCTTATGAGATATTAAATCCGAATATCGGAGCATTGCTTGAAAATCAGCAGAAAACACGCGAAAAACTGAAGAACATTACAGCAAAACCTCAGGATGAAATGCTTATACCTGACAAAAAACCTCGTTCTCGCAAGCGTGGAAGTGGTTGGGGAAAGAATTGGTGAAATAAAATTCATAAAATTAATTGACGAAACTCAATTAATCTGAATAGATGTTCATCGACATGACAAAATTCTGCTGATGCAGACTGCTACTCATGCGAGGAAACTTGCAGCAGTATCACCCCGAAGAGTAAAGGGCTGATGTAGAGATAAGAAGAAATTCTTGTTTCTGCATCAGCCCTTTTTATTTTTGCGGGGAAAATGAAGGACATTCAGGCAGGAGACACTTTCAGATATTCACTCATTAACAGCAAGTATCCCACTTCTGATGGTTGGATTTTCAATCTGTCCTTGCGTGGGAAAACTCAAATTGATATTATCGGCACATACGATGATGCAAGTACAACAATCAGTTTTCATCAATCTTCTGCTGCTTCTGCTTTATGGTCTCCTGGACATTATGCGTTTTTCGTGTATGCGAAAAAAAATGACGAACGCGAACTAATTGAGTCGGGCGAAGTCAATATCCTTCCTGATTATTCCGGAAAAATAAACGTTCTTTCGTGGGCTGAAAAAGCTCTCGAAGCTGTTGAGGCAACAATAAATAACCGAGCCACATCGGATCAGCTTAGTTATACAATCGCCGGACGTTCAATCTCAAAAATTCCTATTCCTGATCTTCTTGTTCTCCGTTCAACCCTCAAAGCGCAAATCCGTTCTGAGAAAATTGCGAACAATCTTGCTGAAGGTTTATCCATCGGTAATTACATAAAGGTGAGCATGTGAAGAATTTATTTCGGAACATATTCACACGCAAACCGCAAGTTGATATTTCTTCTGCGGTTCGCTCTGCTTATGTACGCGGATTCACGGCCGCACAGAACCACAGACTGCTTTCATCGCTTAAAGGCGAATTTGAATCAATCAATAAACTGCTGAAAGGACAGCTTGCTCCGCTCCGTGCGAAAGCCCGTCAGCTTGCTCTCAATAATGATTATGTGCGCAGATACGTGAATCTCATGAAGAATCACGTTGTCGGTGTGAACGGTTACATATTACAGAACCGCGCGAAAGATCCGAACGGAAAACTCGATGAATACGCAAACAAGATAATTGAAGATCAGTGGTGGAAGTGGGGAAAGAAGGCATCAACAGACGGCAGACTTTCAATCGTTGATATCTATCGTCTTGATATTCATTCATTGTCAGTTGATGGTGAATCAATCATCAGAATCGTTGATGGTTATGATAACGCCTGGGGTTTTGCTCTACAACCGATTGATGTTTCTCTGCTTGATGATCAATATAATGACACTCGACCGAACGGTAATATTGTTCGGATGGGGATTGAATATGATGAATGGATGCGTCCTGTTCGTTATTATTTCAAACCGCCGCAGGATGATAACGAATATAGATATAATTCAAAGCACGAAGTAATTCCGGCAGAAAATATTATTCATTCTTTTTCGCCTGACCGTGCGAATCAGGGTCGCGGATATCCTCCGCTCGCTTCTGCTATTATGAAACTGCACAATCTCAATGGTTATGCAGAAGCGGAAGTTGTTGCCGCTCGAATGGGCGCGTCAAAGACGATGATATATGAACGTCAGCAGGGCTCTGATATTGAATTTCAAGGTAATAAAAACGATCAAGGTGAATTCATCGAAGAGCTTGAGCCTGGCATGGTGGGAATTTCTCCTGAAGGATATACTGCCAAGTTGCTTGATCCGACACATCCGAACGGAAATTTCGGGCAGTTCAACAAAGAAATGCTCAAAGGCATCGCTTCCGGTCTTGGCATCAGCTATCCGACACTCGGAAGTGATCTTGAAAATGTAAACTATACATCAAGCCGAACAGGTCTTCTTGAAGAAAGAGATTTCTACAAAGTTATTCAGCAGAATAGAATTGAGAATTTAGCCGAAAAGATTTTCGAGCGTTGGCTCAAAATGGCTCTTCTTACAGGAGCGGTAAAACTCCCTTTCAATAAATTTGATAAATTTAATGCACCGCAGTTTTTCGGACGTCGTTGGCAGTGGGTCGATCCGCTCAAAGATGTCGAAGCAAACAAGCAGGCTCTCGCGTGTGGTTTCACAACACTTTCTGACATTCTCGCAGAATCGGGTCGAGATTTACTTGAAACACTCGAAACTCTCAAACGTGAAAAAGCGCTTATAAAAGAATATGGATTAACTCTCGAACCTTTGCCGACATCACCTCTCGTTTTCGATAATCCGAAAAACAAAAACAGCAAAACCGAAGGAGGCGAAGATGCCTGATAAAATGAAAAGCGGAATGATGTACCGCAGTATTGCAGTTGAAGAAGTCAACATCGACAAAGAGAAGCGGACAATTGAATTGTCATTCAGCTCTGAAGCCGAGTGCCCTGCATGGTACGGAACAGAGATTCTTGATCATTCAGAAGGAGCTGTCCGGCTCAGCCGGATAAATTCTAAAGCTCCTTTCCTCGATATGCACGACCTCAAGAGACAGATTGGAGTAATTGAGAAAGCATGGATTGATCCTGCGACGCGCAAAGGGCGCGCGGTAGTGAGAGTTGGAAGCTCTGCACTCGCAGAAGAAATCTTTAAAGATATGTGTGATGGAATCAGGGTCAATGTGTCGGTTGGTTACCGGGTACATAAGATCATTCTCGAAGAAGAAAGCGAAGGAAACGAAAAGTATCGGGCTGTCGATTGGGAGCCTTACGAGATATCGAGCGTTTCCGCTCCGGCAGATATTACTGTCGGGATAGGCCGCTCCGAACACGGAGCAGAAAACGAAATAATAATTGAAAAAAGGGGGGCAAAAATGCCGGACACAAATCCACAGAATCAGAAAGAGCCTGCAGTAGTAGTCAACGAAAACGAAATCAGAATGCAGGGGCAGAAGGCTGAGAGAGCAAGAGTCAGCGAAATTAACGCCATAGCTCAGCAGTACGGACTATCCGATGAGGCAAGAAGCTTTATCGATGATGGTAAATCCGTTGAGGAGTTTCGTAAAATAGCACTTGAGAAAATTCACGAGAGAAACGCGAAGCCTCTTAAGTCGCAGAAGCCTGCATCCGATCTCGGTCTTTCGGACAACGAGAAAAGAGAATACTCTTTCATGCGAGCGCTCAATGCTCTTGCAAGCAAAGACTGGAAGGGTGCAGAATTTGAGCGCGAATGCTCAGAAGCAATCGAGAAACGTCTTGGACGTACGGCGACGGGAGTATTCGTTCCGCTCGACGTTCAGAACCAGCGTGACTTTGACGGTTCGACCGCTGCAAAAGGCGGAACTCTTATCGGTACAGATCTGAAGTCGGAATCTTTCATCGAGCTTCTCAGAAATAGGCTTGTTGTCAAACAGGCTGGTGCAACTGTTCTTTCCGGACTTGTCGGCAATGTAGATATTCCGAAAGCGACAGGCGGTCTCAATACATATTGGGTTCCGCGCAATGAATCTCTGAGTACAGTCGGACAGAGTGAAGCCTCAACAGGCAAAATCTCTTTGACTCCGAAAACAATCGGAGTGTTCACAGACCTCGGACGCGGACTTATCAAACAAGCTTCAATCGGAGTTGAGCAGTATGTCCGCAAGCTTCTTGCCGAAGACATCGCTCTTGGAATCGACAAGGCAGCTCTTTCGGGAGCAACCGGTGGAGATAATCCTGCCGGAGTACTATATTCACCCGGTGTTGCAGTTGTTGAGCTTGGAGCAAATGCAGATGTTCCGACTCACGCGAAAATCGTCGAACTCGAAAGCAAGATCGCTGCTGCAAATGCAGACATCGGCAATCTTGTTTATATAACAAACGCTGCAGGCCGCGGAAAACTCAAAACAACCAAGATCGATGCCGGAAGCGGATTGATGCTGTGGCAGAACGG